AGGAAACTTTACTTAATCCTGGGATTTGCTGAGTAAACTCAGCCATATCATCAAAGATTTTAGTTTGTTTGTTTAATTTTTCAAATTGGTCAGTAACTTTTCCAGCTGCTTTAGCTTGATCTCTTAATCTTTCAGCACCATCTTCATATCCTCTAGCTACACGATAAGCTTCTTTTGCTTGTTCTTTAGTAAAGTTTACAGCTTCTGCTCTTAAACGAGAAGCTTTAGCTTCTAATTTAGTAGCTTCTTCTTGAGCTTTACGGACTTTATCCTGGAATGTGGCTTGCTGTTTTTTGGATTTTAAGGTTTCAGAATCTACTTTAGCTAATGCATCACCTAATGATTTAGCAGCATTAAAACTTTCTTTGAAACCTGCAGTACTTTCTCCTGTTAGCTGACTAACTTTCTGAAGATTAGAATTGATGCTTTTTCCAATAGAATCTAAGTCATTTAACAGACCAATAGATTCTTGTCTAATCTTTTTGATTTCACCTTCGTTTAAGTCGCCTACTTTTTTTGCCATTAAGGAGATTATTTATTATAAATATTAAAAGGCGTCATTTTTTTGACGCCTTTGTAACATATGATGGAACATTTACTTTTTTATCAGTTCCCGCTGATTTCATCGCAGCAATTGATTGTTCTACTGTATTAGTATTGCTGTTAGTTTCCTCATAAAATTCTTTAATTCGTTTAAAAGTAAAGTTTCTTAACCAAATAGGCATGTTATAAACTGTATTCCAGTCATAACCTCCTTTACCAAAAAATACTATTTCATGGATTTGGTCGAATAAACTTACTCTATACTCAGGCGTCAGGCCAAAAAAAGTTAATCCCGATCGGTAGATCTACGTCCTCCTCTACGCCATCTGAATCGGTTAATACTACTTTTAAGTTTATGTCTGGGGATATTTCGTTATAATATGCTCTAAATGCTCTAGCATCTTTAGCTAAAAAATAATTATTAACGAAATCTCTAATATCTTTCTTTTCAGATGATCCATTAATTGAAGTTATAATGTGGCTAAGTCTTACAGTAACTTCGTTAGCATTATCTTTATTAATTTTCTTTAAACCTTTAATTTCATCTTCAATCTTAATTTCATCACCGTGATTAATCAATTTAAAAGTAACAACATTACCCGTTTCTGGTAAAGTAAAGCTAAATTCATTTTTACCACTATTTGTTACTTCAGAATGTAAAGGTTTATGTTCAAGAGTACTTAAGTCAACATTTTGTTTTTGACCATCATACATAAATTCATAGTTAGCTCCGTATGAAAGAATACGTGCTGCTATCATAATAGCATTTTTATCACCAACTAAAAGATCGTTGTAATTAATTTTACTAATAATTAAAGAACTAAGTAATTTATCAATTACTGTACCTTGTCTAATATAGTTTTGATTAGTAAGAATATCTTCTTCTTTTGCGGTCATGTATTTCATTTCCACTTTACCTTCACGAAGAAGATTTCCTTCAGGATATAACAAACCTTTTGAAGGTAATTCTACAACCTCCGTTGGTAACTTAAATTTATTTTCTTCCATAGATTATTTTTATAACTTTATTGTCGTATATAAATATATGAGAAAAAAAGAAGCTCGCGAAAAATCGCGAGCTCTTTTAAATTTATTTTTACTGATTAGAAGTTCAATACACAGTAGTCTGGTTGAACTGTCATAGTAATGTTTACAGCAGTGTTTTCAGTATCCCAGTTATAATCACCGAAGTTAGCTTCAGTAATAAGAGCACCTTTAATAATCCATTCTGATACGATATCGCCTACAGGTCCTAATACATCGAAAGTTAAATCTTTCTTGTAGAAATCACTGTAACCATCTCTACCAGTTACTGATTCATGGTGTAAACGTACCCATTCCATTACTGCCTGAGCACCTGAAGGAGTGATAGGATCAAACAATGTAAACTGAATAGGGCCCCAAGTTGTTTTACCTTTAACATAACGTTGTACGTTAATGTGGTTTAAAGCTACTGTACCTTGAGTTAGTGTTACAGCACCAACACCTTTAATTTCATAAGCAGGAATACCATCAATATACATGATGAATCGGTTTGCCTGTTTTGGTTCAAAGGCTGTGAAAAATATTTCGTTTGGATCTAATACTGCCATTTTATTTTATTTTGTTATAAATATTCAACTTTTAAAAAATTACGCTGGGAAAGTTGCTCCAGTAGGTAAGATGTTGAAATCCAAGTAAATGAATTCAGCAGTCTTAGTTGGTTGTAGATAAATCTGACCTACTAACTGGTTTCTATCAATTACGTCTGGAGTGTTGTTTGAACTGTCCATTACTACTTTAAACGCGTACAAACCTTGACGTTGTTGTACTGATTCTAAGTATGGGTTAACTTGACTTAAGAAGCTATTTCTTGTAGAGATAGTATTTTGTTCGAATACTAAGTTTTGAGCTACTTGAGAAATGTAAGACTTAAGAGCAATTAATAATCTACGAACGTTAACACGATCAAGTGCTGATGCAGTTGTTTGAAGTGTTTTCTGACCGTATACTACAGTACCAATACCAGGGAATGTAGCGATTGGGTTAACTTTGTTTAAGTATAAAGTATCGCGGTTAGCTTGAGATAATTTCTTTTCAGCTCTTACTACGCTACCTAATCCACCTCTGTTAATACCAGCAGGTGCGAACCATGGCTCACTTACTGAATCGTTATATGCATAAACACCACCAATCATAGTTGAAGCTGGTACCCATACTAATTGAGCTGAATCTGGATCGATTGTTTGAACCCAAGGCCAGTAAGCAGCAGCATATGAACTATTTTTAGCGTTTGCAGCAGATGTTGTAGCTGAAATACTTGAGCTATAAGGTACTAAATCATTTACGTAAATTGCATCACCTCTATTTTGAGTATTAGAGATAATTGTATTTACACCTGAAGCACCTAAAGGACCTTCTGAAGCAAATAAACCAGGAGTTAATAATACGTTGTATCTGTAATCATCAGCATTTGCCATCAAGTTAATCATGTTAGTGTAACTTGCTGTGTTCAAACCTTGAATGTTATTTACACCTGAAACAATGCTGTTATAGTATTTAGCACCTCCACCAACGAATAAAGCACCAGTAGCAGCACCGAATGATCCGGAAGCATTTACAGGGATTGAAGATGTGTATTGCGCTTTTGCTATACCAGTATTATCAAAATAGAATGGGGTTGGAGTTAATACTGAAGAAACGTAAACGTATCTTGAAGCATTAGAATAAGTACCAACTACTTCTACTTGGTTATCTACTGAGTTATATTGTTTATATTGGTCACCAATTACTTTAGATACGTAATTAGGAGCTGTTGGGTCCATTGATAAATTAGTCCAACTTTCTAATACAATAGGAGTATTAGCGTTATCATTACCCTGTCTAACTAATAAACTAAATGTACCTGATGCTGTATCAGAATTTGTAATTTGCCATCTAATATTATCAATAGAGCCAGAAATTAATGAACCACTTACGTCCATGCTACCCGTATTGTTCATGATAGCACCTTGTGAAATAGTTTTAAATACTAAAGCTTCTACAGATGCACTTGCATAAATAGGAGTACCTGAACCTGTAGCTGTTGTTGCGCTTGTGAATGAACCTGTTACTACTCTTGATACCAATAATGTTTGACCACCATTTGCAAAGTAATTGTAAGCTGCAATAGAGGTAAAATAAGTATAAACTTGGCTAGCACTTAAGAAAGTAGTACCAAATTTATTTTGATAATCGCTGTATGAAGTAACGATTGTAGGAACTTCAACCGGGCCTTTAACTGTTGGACCAATAAGTGAGGCCCCTACAGTAACTGGCTGCTGGGTAATAAATGACTGGTCGTTTTCAAGCGCTAAGACACCAGGAGATATTAATGTTTCTGCCATTGTTAGATGTTAATTAATGTTTTGTTATAAATATGTTAAGTCTTTTCAAAATATTACCTTGGGACTATTTCTCCCGTGGATAAATTTATGTTCGCATCACCATATTTTTGTTGTAACAAAGCACCAATTTCTAATTCGGCCTTTTTAATTTGTGATAACTCTTCGATTAGTTGTTCTTTTTGAAGTTCAAGATCTTGTATATTAATTTCAATCACTCCAAACTTTTCGATCAAATCTCCTCGTTTATTATTTC